CTTGATTCCAGGTACTTCCAAGTTCAGGTATATACTTCACTATATACATCGTGGTGGTGGCATAAACACCCAGCTGGAGACCCGGGTGTCGGCGTAGTATAAGGCGTTATGTCACGCTCGTCACGCTCGTCACGCCTGAGTCTACTACTCTCTCGGAAACCCTATCCCTTAGTACTCCGTACCTTATACCTTGGTTGTAAGCTACGAGGTTTCCGGTACAGACCATAAGAGTGCATGGCCCACACTTTTCCAGAGTGGTACCTACTCCATTCCAGAGTGGAGCACCTAATGCTTGGTATCTAGCTTCCCACTCTATTTGGTGCCCTATAAATGCCCTAACTATAGGGCACCTAGGGAAATTGATAAGTTAGGATGCTATCTTAGTATCCTGTTACAAAGTTAACCCCCACAAGTGAAAACCTATGGGGGCTTAAAGGGAGGGAGGGTACCTACCGGACTAAATAAATTTTTAGGTTAGTTCCGCCAAAAGTTGTTTTTGAACCTCAGACATTACACCCTCCACGGGGGTATTAAGAGTATCATCAATCTGGGACTTAAGTATGGATATACGATTACCACACCGAAGTATAGCTTCCTGAAGTTGGGTGGAGTGGGGGCCAGGTCTATTGTTATAGTCCTCTAGCCTACGCCGATATACCCCTAGCTGGGTTTGCAGATTATTGCGGGCACGCTTCTGTTCGGGGGATAAATCTTGAAGTTTGGTGCCTTTCTTTTCCCGCTCCTTGTATATGGGTACGGGCTCTGGTTCTGGGTTCCCCAACCTTATTTTGAAAGCTTTAAGTCTGTCTTGGTTTACTCTTTCCCAGCACACAGTTCTCCAGGTTTCATTCTTATACCATATGATATTCTTTCCGGTGGTCTCATCCTTCTTAGTAAGAAATGAACGTCTTATCCTATACACCACACTATTCTTAAATATAGGCTGGGGACTACAGTACCGTTCCCCAAACTTAACGCAAGCACACCAGGAGTTCACCCTAGTGGAGCTAAGATTCCTAGTATGTCGTTTTACCAAAGCTAGGCGTATTTCTCTAACATTAGCTAGAGGGTCTTTGAGTGTCTTGTCCATTGAGTATAGCCTCCCATTCTAACATAGCTTGCTTAAAGTAACACACGAAGTCTAGAATTTCCTCGTAGGCATTTTGCATACCTGTGAGATCGTTACCACCAGGAATCCCTGGTCTAAGTCTATCCCCATATCTCTGTTCTCCTAACTTTGCTCTATTCTCTAGGTCTTCTTTAACCATACTTACTATATCAGTCATCTGGGGCCTCCTGTACTACTTGTTGGTGTTGGAACAACCCAACTAGTTATCTAGTATAGATACATAATAGTTAGCATTGTGTTTTAATAACATCAATATCACAATCTAATTTTATACTAAAACAAACACTATGTCTATGACTCATCTGTTCTATACAAGTATAAATCAAAATATGCGTATAACGCATTATTAGGTCTCCCGTACTTGACATAATACCCAAACTGTAGTACCATACAGGTATGGAAAACCCCAATAGCGAACCTACAGACTTAGAGATAGTCAAAGACTTAGCCGATGAACTAACCCTAGACGCAGATCGTAGGGAATACCTTAGTTGGCGTTTGTGTGGATTTACTCCCATAGAGTCAGCTAAGAAATCAGGTGTGGGTATGACGGCCCTAGCCGAGTGGTTAACCAATGATAGGGAATTCTTCCTCCTTGACCAGTCCAAGATATATGCTCTAAGGAAGCAAGCTTCCAGGGAGATACTTGAGACTAAGAGGTTACGCAATACTAGGGCCATACTAGAGCTAGACGAGAAAGTACTGGACAAAGCTCTAGAACATGGCATAGCCCACCTTGGTGGGGATGAAGCCCAATACCTTAGAACCATACGAAATCAATACAGCAGTGGTTCCGGCTTAGATACTATGTTGGGACTCCAGGAGGGGGAACAAATGCCCCGTGAACTTAATGTAGTAATAACCCAAATGAGGTTAGAAGGTAATGCCCCCAAACAAACCTATGACCCCAGCGAAACAGACGAAGACACAATCCTCGAAGTCGAACATAAGGAAGGCTCAGAACTCCAGGGTTGGCAGACGAGGTAGTAACATCCGTGGAATAAGAAAGCGCATCTAATGGTTACTATACCCCAAGTTATGGACATGAACCGGATGCTCACCGAGGACAAGTACTTCTGTGAGAACCTAATCCAAATAGAGGATAGGAACCGGAACCTAATACCCTTTGCCTTTAACCCTGCCCAAGAGATTCTATATAATGGAACCACGGGCAGGGATTTAGTAATTAAGGCCGGACAGCTTGGGATAACCACTTTCTACCTAGCCAGGTACTTCAAGAGGACTATTACTATACCTGGTACTACATCAGTGGTGGTAGCCCACGAAGAATTTTTAACCACTCGTTTGCTTCAGCGGGTAAACTTTATGTATAATAACCTTCCCCCTGTTATACAGACAAACCAAGGGCCAATACTACTACCTAAGAGAAAGCATGATTCAGCCAGTGAAAAATCCTTCCCCTCCATTAATTCCACGTTCTATATTGGTACAGCTAGGGCTTTCGTGTTTGGTCGTGGCGAGCCTATACATAATTTCCTTGGTTCTGAGGTTGCCTTCTGGCCGGATGCACAACGAATCCTTACCCCCACGATGCAAAGAGTACCGTTGGCGGGTTCTATGGTACTCGAAAGTACACCCAATGGTGAGGGTGGAGAATTCTACCAATACGTGCAAGAGGCTCTAGATGGTAAGGGCAGGTGGACTATCCACCAATTACACTGGTGGTTGGAACCCGAATACCGGATACCCCGAAATCCTCCCTATGCTATACCAGCTTGGGTAGCCGGAGAGATTACCGACTACACCCAAGAGGAACTACAGATCATAGAGAAGGCTGGGTGGGTAGACCCTGAAGCTGAGGAGCGCATTCGGTGGCGTAGGGTTAAAATAGCTGAAATCAACGAACTATTCTGGCAAGAATTCTTTGAGGACATATCCTCATGCTTCATAGCCTCCAATAACCCATTCTATGACAATGAGCGAGTAGCTCAACTACGGAACTCTTGTTATCCCTGGGATAGGAAAATGACTTTACCCACAGGTGGAGATGTGGAAATATGGGAGGAGCCTGACGACGATGATGAGAGTCCCAACTACTTAATAGCCGTAGACCCAGGCCAAGGTAAGGTCACCCTAAGTGTAGCCTCCGTATGGAGGATAGTCATAGAGAATGGGGAGATAAGTTATAGACACTGCGCCACCCTATCCGGCCTCTATGACCCACAAACCTTTGCAGTAATGGTAAAAGAGCTAGGCTACTACTACAAGGTAGCTAGGATAGCCGCAGAGCGTAATGGGCATGGCATGGCCTTCTGTACCGAAGTATCCGACTACCCCAACTTATTTAGGCAGAACGACCTAGTTGGTGGAAGTGCCACCAGTGCAGTGGGTTGGAAAACAACCGGAGCCGCTAGGTTAGACTCCAAGGGCACCAAGATGTTCATGATGAGTGAACTTAACTTCCTCCTCCTGAATATAGAGTGTCATGATATAAACATCATAAGGCAAATAGCTAATGTTAGGGTGGGAGCCGACAAGAAACTTCTATTCCTAGGGGATGGGGATGACTACCACGACTCCGCAGCTATAATGGCTGCGACTATACCAACAGCTATGCCACAAGGTCATGTGGGTTTTGCTTTTTCCAAGGGAAGATAGCAACGCTTGGCGAACCAAAGCCAACAAGGATGATGTATCCCAGGTATGCCCCATATGTGGGGAGGGTTTCTATCGGAACCAATCCATATTTATCACCTACCACAATAAGCCTGCCCACAAAAGAACCTGCCATAGAATATATTGGGCGGCTCTAACCATCAAATACGAAATCACCCCCCAACAACTAACTGAGTACCTAGGTTGTTCCATAAGGACAGCTTACCGTATATATGGGTTTGCACACAAAGTGAGGGCGCACGTTGTCTGAAATACAAAATAGGGTAATGAACCTGTCCCACGAATTCCAAGGTAGGAATGCTGCTATAGCTGAGAACTTTAAGCTCCTAGCTCAAGTGGATGAACTGGCCGATCCTAATTTGCAAAGCTTTGTCTCCAATGATCCTAGAACTCTATGGAATATGGGGACGTTCTTGCTCCAGCCTAATCCCCTTACCCACACAGTGACTCGTATAGATGAGTCACCCTTGGATGATGAACAATCCACGGCGGCAGATATAGTCTCTAAGCTCCTAGCTCGTACTTGGAGACGTAGAAACAACGCAAACATGCGTAGGGGTAGTGCTTCATTCTTCTGGGATGTCATAGGAAATCTCACAGCCACAGGGTGGTTTGCTATCCCCAGGATGGCCGAGAGTGGAAGCTTATTTGTAGACTTTTGGGAGCCTTCCAAAACCTACCCCAACTTTAGTGACGACATAGATATAGGGTTATACGAGCTAGGCCGTATGCAGATAACCCGTATGAAGGATGCAAAACGCAGAGCTGCAAAGAATGGATGGGATACCCGTGGTATCCTTAACCCCGACCATGCCATAGTAGCAGAATACCAATTGTGGGAGAGATTCCCAGATGGTACAGTTAGACATGGAGTATCCTTCGGGGCCGCCGAAGTAAAACCTATGACGGTAGCTCCCAATCTCCGTGAAATCCCCGTATCCATAGGAGCTGTAGGCGGCATACCCAGTAATGCGGAAACTTTCTGGCAGACTGTCCACACCTCAGACAGGCAACACGGAGGTATAGTACGGGCTGACCGGAACTCTATGCGCGGACAAAGTATTATGGCTACCAACGAGAAAGTGTTTGCCCAACTTAATGTTCAGCAAACCTTCCTTCAACAACTACTCCACGACATAGCTAATCCCAAGACCTACGAGAAATCTATGGGAAACAAAAAGATCGTTAACAACGCCGATGATTGGCAAAAGCGTGGTGCCCACTTCTACCTAGGCCAACAAGATGAACTTGGTGCTATAGCTTTCCCCTCCATACCCCCAGAAGGTACACAGTTACTATTCTCCCTCAGGAACATGATACAACGGGGCGGGTTCAGTGACATAACCTTTGGTAACATAGTGAATGAAGTTACCGCCCTGGTTATGGCGCAAAGTGCGGAATCAGCCCAACAGGTTATCTTTCCATTCCACCAAGCTGGAGAGTTTATTTTCTCAGAGGTAGACACAGTGTGGTTAGAGGGGCTACTCAGGAATCCCGCAGGTTTTGGGAACCACGTATCCCAAGCTGAGGTTGAGGCTCTTAAGATACTACGCCCCATA